GAGTAGATACATCTGTTACTGGTCCTGGTATTGTAGGTACTAATGCGTACATTTTTTACATATCCTTATGTTTTAATAATAAACATCCAAGCCATATATTTAGGTGCTGTTTCACTACCGCCAGTATTATTAATAGATATACCAGTAGTATTCGTATTTGTAGTGGTGTCATTGCCTGGTCCGTCAACGCCAAGCGAAGCACCTGCAGTGTTAAATACAGTTGGTCTATGCACACTATGGTTGTGGCTTGGGTCATTAATACTGTGGCTGTGGCTTGCAAATTGGTCGCCATGATATGATAATATGCTTGGGCTATTTGGATCAAGACCTCTTCCATGATCCCAACCACGCGGAAATACGCCGCGCATATCTGGCAAATTTGATCCATATATGGCTACAAGATTTGGATAACCAGTCGTTGATTGACCGTTCGCTTCTAACCAACCAGCAGGTACGGTTGATGTAGGCCACATCATCATAGCCCCTGATGGTACAAGAGCAACGCCATTTTGTTCTACAACAGTAAAATTACCTACAGCTGGCGTAGTGCCACCTATAACTGTGTTATCTATAGTTCCACCGTTAATTGCTGGGGTCGTTAAAGAAGCACCAGAATTAAGAACAACAGCACCTGACCCAGAAGTACCATTGGATAAATTCGATGCAGCTAATGCTGTCCCATTTACCTGATATCCCGATGTAGCATTAACTGTTGTAAATTTACCTGTATTAGGGGCTGTTGCACCAATAGCAGGAGGCGAAGCTAAATATGTAGTAAAACCAGTACCTGCTACAGTAGTATTTGCTGTTAATGTGGTAAATGTGCCAGCAGCTGGCGTTGATCCACCAATAGTAATATTGTCTAATGTATTTTGAAACTGCAGTGAAGAACCAGCAGCATTAACTGCTAAAACTTGATTAGCTGTACCTGTAATAGCAGCAGGATTTGTTGTAGCACTGCCAGCAACGCCAAGAACAGAAACACCAGCAGTCAATTGCATTTTGGCATAAGTTACTGCATTGTTGGCTAACATAGCTGTTGCAACAGTACCAACATCACTTGTACCAATTAATGTTCCTGTTGTAGGTAGTGTCACGTTAGTAGTATTAGTAGACGTTATTGTTGTCGTGTAAGCACCAGCATGAATTAAATTGCCTCCAAGCGTAATAGTTTTGCCTGTGTTAGCAACACCTGTACCACCATACTGACCAGTTAAAACTGTGGCATTCCATGTACCTGTTGTAATTGTACCTAACGTAGTAATAGAAGATTGTCCTACATATGCAGGATCAATGGATATTGTTGGATTTCCTGAAGCACCACTACCATTTGCCACAGCGATCTGAGCAGCTGTTCCAGTAATAGTTACGGGATTTACGACACCAAGGACACCACTAGCAGATAGGATACCAGTTGTTGTTGCACCAATACCAAAAGCTGTAGATGTTAAAACTGGACCATTCCCTGTAGAACCATCATGTAAGTGACCAGTTGTACCAGAAAAAGCAGCAGCTAAAGCATTAAACTCATTATTCAGAGCCGCAGCTGCTATCTGCTGACCAGAAGCTATTTGCGAAGTTGATTGTCTTGTATAACCTGCGCCCATTAATTATCTCCTTGTGCCTTCGCCATACTGAATAGAAAATGCCTGTATTGAAAAATCATTTCCACCATTAGATGTAAATGTAAAACTTGATGTAAATCCAGACCCTATTAAATTTGTACAAACACGATCATCTGGATAAACATCATAATAAATAATCGGTGTTTGGTCATAAGTTATACCGCTATCATACGCACCACCACCACCAGAAACAACTAAAGTTTGATCTACTGGCTGCGCTACGCCAGAAACCAAATAATCATAAGATACGCCAAGATTAATTGATGTAGGACCAGAAGCCCTTGTATTTAAACATAATTTATACAATATCTTGCGTATACCAGGATCATTATACACTAAATGTGGTGTTTTGTACACAGACTGAATTGCAGTACCATTAAAGTCAGTTCCATAGTCATGTTTATACACATATCCATCCCAAGCGGCGTGTATAATTAACTCATTACCATTCACAAGGCCACTTGACGCACATGAGGCTTTAATACCGCTGGTTGTAGACCATTCCCATGCAACAGAACCATTGGATTGTAATTTTAAAGCACCAATAATTCCAGGTGCTGTACCTGCATCTGTGGTAGATACTGCTTGAAACATTCTATATTGGGATTTTGTTCTAATTGCTACAGAGCACCAATTATTAGCTCCCATAGGTATAACTAAAGTATTAATTGGGCGTGTTATAACACCTAATTCACGGTCAAATACACGTGCTGTACCAGATATTGTGCGCAATCCATCACTAGATAAAAATACTAAGTCACCATTTACTTCTTGCAAAGTATATGGTCCAATCATACCAATATTTGTAGTTAAGGTAGTTAATTGCCAGTCAGCAGAAGATGTACCAGTTATTTGAGATATACGGCTTGTGCCAAATACGTATAAAGCACCACGCCATACGCCAAGACCAACAATAGGAAATCCTACGTTAATTTGTCCAGCACCATTAATTGCGCTATAATTCGTATCATCACCAGGAGCTGAAAAAGTTACGTTACCATCGCCTGATGACATCCACAGGTATTTACTAAACTCACAAATAAACTTTTGTCCTTTAGGTGCGCTGCTTAAAACTGTATAAGCACCACTTGCTTCAATTCTAACTGGATAGGCGTTAGGATCACCATCTACAAAAGCAAATCTATTAGTTGCCCAAGCATAAAATGTCCATTGTACTTTACCCATAGACGTATGAGTATCCGCACCATTTATTTTAGTCCAACCAGAACCAACACTGCGATAGGTGTTTCCACTTTGCATAGCAATAACAGAACCATCTACAGTATTTACAATAGCACCATATACTTGTGACGCACCGTTAGGTAGTTGATTTGTATCGTATAATCCATAGCCATTAATGCGATGATAACCACCGTCTAAAGATGGTTCATAATTTACCAATGATCTTGCTGATCCTGGCATCTGCATAGCTTGGTATAGTACGTCTTTATCTAAGTAAAGGCCACCTTCTACAACAACGTTTTGTGTCCCCCAAGCTTCGCCTTTTTGAACTTGTTGTGCCATTACAGACCAAACCTAGAAGGAATAGAATTAAAGGTACGACCATTTACAAGCATAGTTGACTGAAATCCATTAGTTGGCTTTATAAGCTGGCGTTGCATTTCTTGCACACCTCTATTAAACTTGTTCTCCGCTTCTTTTCTAGCCACTTCATCGCCTCTAAAATCATAGCCATACCAAATAGCACCATCGCCAATAATGTAACTAAACTTGTCAGGAATAATGCACGTATCATTGTAGTTCACCATTAGAGATGGGTCTGCCCATGCATCATAAGTAATTAAATATCCACCATTACCGCCAGATACTGTTTTAGGTGGTGGTGAAAGAATAATATTTCCATCATCACCTTTAATGACAGTCTGTGGTTGTGACCAGTTTGTTGAATTAGTTTGTTGATCTTGTGCTCTTTTACGAGTAGCCCAAGTATTGTAATCCATTTCTTGAAGAGTAAATGCAGCAATTGCAGGTTTTGCATTGTCATCTCTTGAAACACCAAATGTATTCCATTTAATATCAGATACAGTTGTTGGTGGTGTGTATTCTTGGACACCAGCAGTAGTCAAAAATGTTTGTTTTGAATATTTAAAAGGCCACTGTTGTTCTCTACGACAAATGTCCATGACTGCTGCGTTAACAGCACCTTGCATAACAGCTTGAGGTCCTTGTGCAGAAGCAAAAGTAGAACTGGTTAGCTGAACTTCATTTAGCCTACTTAAAACTAAATTAACTAATGTCATAAATGTAGCCATATACACCCCAGAAATAAGAAAGGGCTACAGTATTCCTACTACAGCCCCTTCATTTTACTATATTTTATGTACTAAAACAAGTATTAAGCTACCACAGCGTTGGCTGTTTCAGTCGATGTCTGAGCACGATACGTTGTTGTAGTCTGACCAGCAGGGTTAGTGCCAGTACCAGTAGCAACCCCAGTACCTTTCTTCAAACGACAGTCCTGAAGAATAGCATATACACGAACAACTGCGTTAATAGCACCTGTACCGATAACTACGTTCAAGAAAGCCTGTGCCTGAGCAGGAACAACTGGCGTAAATGTACCGACTGTTGCCAAATAACCTGTTGCAGACGGAGCAACTGCAGAACCTTGGGCAGTAGCACCAAGTTTCAGCTGAATTGTACCGCTGTTACCAGCTGTATCTGCCTTCAAAACTTCAACACCAGTACCGAGAATAGCAAAACCAGCTGGAACGTTGATGGCGTTAAACACGTCAGCAGCGAGATTGGCGTTACCAGTAGCACTGAAGTCAATGATAGCTTCAATAACTGCATTACGGCGATTGTCATCAGTTGAACCAATAGCAGTGCTCTGATTATACTGACTTACTGTACGATTATATGTAGACATATGTTAAT